GATATAAATGCAAAATAATATATTCAACATATAATGAAAATATTATTTTTAAATCATCAACATAAGACGTGTGGTGTTTATCAGTATGGGATTCGCCTTGCCAAATGTTTGCCAATGTGTATTTATAAAGAGGTTTCGTCAGAAGCTGAATATTTGAATGCAGTAAAAGAAGTTTGCCCTGACAAAATCATTTACAATTATCACACTTCCACAATGCCTTGGTTAACCTCCAACAATATTACACATACCGCAAAAAATGTGGGAATTCTACACGAAACATCTTCTGACATCTTTGACGAATTATTGAATATAGACCCAACAAATGGAATTCCGCGCCCCCTTTTTTACGAGCTTCCAACTACTATTACAAATATGGAACATGAAGCATTTATAATGTATAATAAAGGTCTGGATGTGCCTATTTTTGGTTCATTCGGATTCGGGTTTGAAAACAAAGGGTTTGACAAAATTATTCAATACGTGAATGAACAATATGACAATGCAATTATAAAATTTATTATTCCGCTTGGACACTATTGCAATATAGGTGAACAAGAAGTTGTTATTTCAAAATGCTTTGCAATAGAGAGAAAACCGGGAATTGAATTAATGGTTTCCACCGATTTTTTTGAAAATGAAGATTTGCTTTTTTTCCTAGGCTCAAATACAATGAATCTGTTTCTCTACGACCGAATGGTTGGACGAGGAATCTCAAGCACAATTGATTATGCATTGTCGGTGGATGTTCCAATTGGTATATCAGATAGTTACATGTTTCGAAATATCTACGATGATTCGATTTGTGTATATAAAAGACAACTTTCAGATATTATGAAAACCGGGAATTATACAAGACTGTTCCGAGAATTATATTCGAAAGAAAAAATTATTAATTGTGTTATAGGTAAAAAAAATCTTTGCAATACTGATGACCAAATCTGCATCCCCGTATCTATTGGTGAACTTGTTGACAAATATAGCATTTTGGAAATTAAAAAGAAATGCATCTCGGATTCTAAGAAGCTGTCAGATGTCAAGAGAGAAATTGAAAGTATCAGTATTTGCAAAAAATACATTGACGCGTATCTGCGATTTTATAATCAATTGGTTTACATAAATAAAAAAATCTGGGATTTCACCGATGAAATCAAAACCTTGGACCCAAGAGAAACTCCCGAAACATATGCCCAAATTTCTTCAAACATTTTTGAATTTAATCAAAAAAGATTCCGATTGAAAAAGTATTTCAACGATTTGAACAATTCATCCATCAAAGAACAAAAAAGTTATGCCGAAAATGTTTGTGTTGTAAAAAACATAATTGGAAAATTAGACGTTCTTGGGTTTCTTTGTGTTGAATATGATGCCGTATATATAACCGAGTCTCAAGAAGTTCTTCTAAATCCAAACCTCCATTTTTTGACAGGGGAACTGCCTTCATATCCCACAATTGATTTGGATAAAACCACCTTTGAAATTCCCGAGGTATTCCGGTTTCCGCCAATTCACTATAGTGCATCTGGATTGTTGGGCGATTTTATAACCCAGTTGTCAGTAATTTGCGAGAATTATTATAAAACTGGGCAAAAGGGTATCCTGACAATGACGAACACAATTCCTTTCCGCAAAGGTCTTCAAGCTACATACAATGATATTCAGTCAATAGTCAAATCACAACCATATATTCAAGAATTCACTATAGACCCGCCAAGTAATTGTGATATTTATTTGAGCAGTTGGAGAGAAAGTAGTCTGATGTATAAAGTAAATTGGTATGAACTTCTTTTGCATGAATATGGCACACAATTTGGCAAGCATAAATGGATTCATGTGGAGAAACGCACAGAATGGAATTCCAAAGTGATTATTCACATTGTTCAATACCGGTTTCCCAAATATCTGGATTATTCGGAAGTAGTTAACAAACATGGAATCGATAACATTGTGTTTTTGGCAATGGAGGAAAACGATTTTGCATTTTTTGTGAAAAAAACGGGTATTTATATACCCACGGTTTTTGTTCAACCATCATTTGAGGAGCTTTGCATTGTCATTAATTCGTGCAAACTGTTTGTGGGTGCGCTGTCAATGCCGCTGACAATTGCACACGCGTGTCAAGTTCCGCGCATTATTGGATTTTCGGGCGGCAATGATGATTTTTTCAATATCGGACTTTGCTAGCAATATTTTGATAGATTTTTACAATGAATATGCAGATTGAAAATGGGTATTTCAGAATCATTGATTTTTAGAAATGGTTTATCCATTTTCCAAATTATAGTTCCTTCGTCCTTGTATTTTATCACGCAGGTTTCGTTGACAAATCCACGAGTATCTCCGCCGGTGTTTCGCGGGTCTACGCCTCCTACCAACTGACCAATAGCCGCCGCGTCAAATATATATTTTTTGTACCCGTTAGTTACAAAAGCTCTTTCCAAAGTTGAGTTATCGGTGACAAATATTGGCAAATTCTGGATAAGTCCTGTCCGTTTTCGAATTTCGCTGAAGTTATACATGTCGTTTTTTCCAAAATCATAGTGTTCCAAAATTTGTCCAAAAATCTCGGCATCTGGTATAAAAACAATACTGGCAATGTTTCTCTCATATGTGTCAAACGGAATATAGAGTTTTTTATCGACAACCAATTCTTCATCAACGTTGTAGTAAAGAAGGACGTCATTCTCTATATGAATGACATCTTGCACGCCATATTTCAACATAAATGAATGGATTACAAAAAATCTAGCCGAAGTGTGATACCAGAACCCGCCGCGAAATTCTTTGTCCAAAGTAGATTTACTCTTGAAATCAAAAGGGTCATCCAATGTCTCTACGGCCACCAGATGTAAGAATTGGGAAAAAGGTTCGAATTGGGGAATCAATTGTTCATTCGTCAAAACGTAAATCTCAGTATGTCCTAGGCGCAACAGTTGTGCAATGTTTGTCAAAATGTATTCGTGAAAATTCTCTAAACAAACTAATACTAGAGAGAACATTATTACTCTATCGTTGAAAATTAAATATAAAAAATAAACGATATCGATATATAATGGAACAAAATGAAATCATCAGCGGCGAACGATTCCAACAACTCGCCAAAATGTATTTGGGAACAGCCAGTGATTTTCTCTACAATCCCGTCATTTTCGAACAAATAGAAAAACACCAGATTCTGGATGATATTGATGCGCCTTTTGATAATCCGCCGACCCTTTTTTTATATGCACATTTGCTCGAACTATTTTCCAAAAAGTTGCAGCACTTTATGAATCCATTTACTTTGATTACCCACAATTCAGATTTTAATTTAATCGAATCAGAACCAGTGGTTCATCAAATCCTGGATTCAGGAAAACTGGTTTGCTGGTGGGGACAGAATCTCTGTTTTATCTATCCTAAAATGCGGATTCTGCCAATCGGTTTGGCAAACACCATGTGGGACCACGGCAAAATAGAGAATTATATGATTGATTCCACAAATAAATCCGAAGACATTTATTTCAACTTTAATATTTACACGAACCGAGAGAAAAGAGAAGTGTGTTATAATGTGTTCAAAGACAAACTTGAGTTTTTGCCGATGCTACCCGTTGCCCAAAACGTAAACCGCTTAGCCAAATACAAATGGTGCATTTGTCCGGAAGGGAATGGCGTAGACACGCACCGGTTGTGGGAGGCCATGTATTTAAGATGTATTCCAATTGTTCTAAGAAGTCCGTTTATCGATGCATTGATGCACTATACGGAAGGAGAGTTGCCGATTTATGTAGTGGATTCGTGGAATAACCTTGAGTTACCCGATTATTCCAAGTATCGGTTTGACGTTAAATGGCTCACGTTAAGTTATTGGGTTTTTGCAATTTATTCATCGCGCATAAAATGATGATGCGAAATATAATTGAGGTCCCTAGTAAAATCCAGTTTTTTCACGTTTTCCCAGCATAATTCTCTCACCTCAATTTCATCGGAATGAAATTTGCAAACGTAGTTGAAATACAATTCGTATTCGGACGCGCCTGACCCAATTCCGTGGCGTAGCCACGGTTCCACTTTTTCAAGAAATATTTTCCAGAAAGGTTTTTGTTTATCAACTAATTCAAATAACTCCTTGATAAATCTAGTTTCAAACATCATGTGGTGACAAATGCCCGATAATTCATAGACACGCGTAAAATCCGGATAAAGTCTCTGCATATGGTCAAAATAATGGCAGTGGTATTCTCTCCCGAAATTGTATTGGCATTGGTTTTCCGAATTGATGAATTGAGTTGGTTTCAAAAAGAATGTATCAGCGTCAATTACCAAATATCGGTCCAAGATTCCGGGTATTATGATGCCCGCATACAATTTGATGAGTTGTTGAAGATACCACCCATTTCGTTTATCTTTGCCATGGTAAATAGCAATTTGGTCAAAAAAAGGGAAAATTGATTCGTCAATGATGATGCAATTGCTGCAAATAAAATTTGGAATGGGTGTAACAATATAAATATTCCGCAATCCAATGACGTTGGATTTGGTGCATTCAATTTGTTTCTCTATGTTTTGCAAATCGTTGGGACCTAGCGGAATCACTACGTCAAACATTATGTAAAAATATAAACCAAAATCTTTATATTTTTATTATTTTACTTCTTGGATTTCTTTTTTTTAGGCTTGTCATTTTTGAAAAGAGTAACTAGTTCGTCTTCAGTCAAAGGTACTACATTAGTTGGAGGTCGAAGACCCGATTTCTCCTGCTTCTCGTCACCAATTTTTACGACAATGTTTTTATTTGCGGATGAAGGTGTTACTGACGCTGACGCTGATACCAAAGCTTCCCTCATCTTTCTCTCTTCCATCTTCTTTCGCAACCTTTCTTTCATAGCTGATTGTTTACCCATTTGGGCAACGGTGTTTGCATTAAGTCCCGCACCCGCCGCCATATTCTTGAACATCTTGGCAAACGGACCATTGGTAAAATTCTTGATAAAATCCTCGCCTCCACCCATTTCCTTGAATTTCTCTACAAGTGTCGCCACTTCTTTCATCAACTCATCTTGAGAAATATCGCCACTTTGCATTTTATTTTGGAGTTTGTCGGTGATTTTCTTCATAATACCCATTAGTTTCTTGGGGTCTTTCATTAGTTGGGCCATGATTTCCTTAATGGATTTATCCTTGGTTTCATCATTTTCGTCAAAAACGTCTTTTAAATCACCGGTGAATTCTTCGGTTAACTCTTTCGCCAACTTTCCCAACTTGCCCTCCATTAATATTTTCATATGCTCTTGGATAATCTCGGGCTTAGGCAGCTTGAAACCCTTAGGCAAAGGACCACCGTGGTCTGATAATGGGTCTGACGATGAAGAAGTTGTATCATCTTGTTCTTCAGAATAATTACTGTCTGAACCCATGCCTTTGAAAAAATCTTCTAGTCCCGCCATCGTTTCTTTCATCTTATCTTGCAAATCATTCTCGTTCATTGACTCGAACATATTAATTGTGTCGCCAAAATTTGTAGTATCTTTTACGGAACCTAGCACAGTGAACAACAACAGTTGTAAATACTTCCACATGGAGGTCTTAGTTCCCTCACTGACGCCAGCACAATTGAACAAAAGCTTAAAATCCACATCGGGCAAAAACATTACATTTGCATCCGATTCGGCAGTGAAAATATCCATATTGGAATTCATAATATCAAAAAATCTCTCCGGGAAAACGGCCATAAAATGCTGGTTTAGCTTTTCGTATTCGGCATCGTCTGCAGTTAACCACTTTTCCCACAAAAATGCATACTCGGGGAAAACCTTGGTCAAATCATTGGTGAAATCAATGATGATAGAACGAAGATTTTTGTCACTCATTTGATATATTTATTATTTGTATTGTTTTTATATTGTATCTGAGTAAAAAATTAAAAGATGCAAAAAAAACAATTTTAAACAAATGTCGTGAGCCGCACAAAACCAAAATACGTGAGTCCAAACAAAACACTCTTGAACATGAGGCCATATAAATTCAAATTTCCGTCATCATTATAGATTTTCATAAAACTCAAATACTTAAACATCAGCGTATTGATAATCGGAATTTGAAAAAGGAAAAACAAAACACCAATCAAAATGGGTGTTTGAAACTCATCATAGAGAGAACCAATCAAATCTTTGCGATGTTTTTCCTTCTGGTGTTCATCCGTCATTTTCACCATTCGGTCTTCGTATTCGCGCAAATAATCGGTTGTCAACTTAGCAGTGGGTACATGATTGGGTATTGCTTGTTCATCTTGAAACGATTCAGTAAAACCTCGGTTCATCATGGGTGGAGGGGCGCGTTGCATAGAATCGCCGTTAAATCCGCCGGAGCCACCGCCCTGGTTAAGCATCGGCAATTGTGTATCGGTCGGTTCCGGAATCCCATAGGGATTTTGATGGATATTTAATGGTTGATACTGTTGTCCCATTCCAATACCTCGGGAACCGGCATCTCTGCTTGTGTAATCGTTACCTCCTCCTCCAGAGGAGGAGTATCCTACTCCAACTCCATTATTATTTGGTAAATCTGAAATCCGTGTCACCTCCATTTTATAAATTATACAACAGAGAACATTGTATAATTTTAACCGCCTAAACTATTTATTGTGTCAAAACATTTGGGTCACTGATTTCAATGATTTTTTTGGTTTTGTTGCAAGAAACAGGATTCAAAACATACTTGTGGCAATATTCGCCAAATTTGTATATTTTTCCATCAATCTCATTAATGACGGGTCCATTGAAAATCAAGCAGTTCTTGCCTTCGCACACTTCTCTAAACATGGTGGCAAGTCCGAGTCCCAGCATAACCGATATTAATATTTGCCCAAATTCCGTGTACAATAATCGTTTTAAATTCATATATATTATTCGTTAGATTTCCTGAAATTCAGATTTTTTATTTTATTTTATCCATGTTTTTATTTTTACAAAATTGAACAAAAATTTCCAAAAGAGGTTAAAAATATAAACCAATATATTATAACCTTGTAACAATGTCAGCTGTAAAAAAATATGAAGATTTTATGAGAGCACATTCAGTGCCAAAAGATGCGCCAAAAGAATCGATAAAAACAAATGCCCGGATTCCTAGCAAGCCGGGCAATAAAGAACAGGTATATGGCGGCAAATACAACATTCCTGACGAGAAATACGAAGAGTTCTTAAATTTATATTATAAATATTGCATTGATGGTGGTAAAGACGAGTTCTTGACCGAGATACAACGCGAAGATTCCGCTCCCATCTTGGTTGATATTGACTTGAAATATGACCACACAATCAATACGCGTATTCACACTAAAGACCATATTGACGACCTGGTCTCACTTTATTTAGTCATTTTAAAAGGCATATACCAATTTGATGAGACGCCCTTCTACATATTTGTAATGGAAAAAGACGCTGTCAACCAAATTGAAGACGGCGATAAATCATTGACTAAGGACGGCATTCATTTGCTAATTGGAATCAAAGCGAGCCGTGCAATCCAAATGCATTTGCGAACAAAAGTGATGGAGAAAATCGCCGAAATGTGGAAACTGCCAATTATCAATACGTGGGACCAAGTGTTTGACAGTTCAATCAGCAGTGGAAATACCGGTTGGCAACTTTTCGGTAGTCGAAAGCCCGACCATACTGCATACAAATTGACCCATGTATATGAGAACAAGTTTGACCCCGCGGACAACGAGCCAATGACCAATTACATTCCACTTAAAAATTTCAAGATTGCACAGAAAATCCAGTATTTGTCGGCGAGATATACTGGATTCCCCGAGTTTCAAATTAACCCTAAATTTACTGCACTGGATAATACCAGCGTTGTTGGCGGTGGGCAAAAGAAACGTGCATATGCGGGTCCAAGTGGTAATCATTTTGTAACAAATTCTGGAGTATTGGAGGCCATTTTATATGTTAAATCACATCAAGAGTTGGATTTGGTGGTTCAAGAGACGCTTAACCAGATGACGGCACGCGATTATGAGTTAGTGGAAACGCACAAATATACAATGACTTTGCCAGAACAATACTATGGGCCCGGCAGTTATGAGAAATGGTTGCGCGTCGGTATGGCGTTGTCGGAAACGTGCAACCTGTTATTCATTACATGGGTGGCAATTAGTGCTCAATCGGTTAATTTTAAGTTTTCCGATATTCAAGAAATGTTTGAAAAGTGGCAGAAATTTGATTGTAAAAAAGGTGCGGCTGTTTTGACTCGGCGTTCCATTATGCATTGGTCCAAGCAGGACGCATCTGCAAAATTCCGTGCAGTTCGCAACGAAAGTGTGGATTACTATATTGACAAGACAATTGCACCAATGATGAGCGATTTCAACGAGGGTGGAAAAGGCAATGGAAAACCATGTGGTGATTTTGACATTGCCAATGTTCTAAAACAATTATATAAAGACGAATATGTCTGCGTAAGCATCAAGCACAATATCTGGTATAAATTCCACAACCATCGTTGGGTAGAAATTGATTCGGGAACCACTTTGAGAAAGGCGATTTCCACGGAACTTAACGATATTTATGCGAGCAAATTGAAAGGAATTGAAACATCCATTGAAGCATTGGAAAGCCAAGATGAAACCAATGATTTAATCAAATCGTTGAAAAAGAAGATGGGGAAAATCCTCGATATCCGCTTACGTTTGGTGACGACGAATGACAAGAAAAATATCATGACCGAGGCAAAGGAGTTATTCCACGACCCCCTATTTATGGACAAGCTGGATATCAATCCTTATCTACTATGTTTTGAGAACGGCGTAGTGGATTTCAAGGAGAAGGTTTTCAGGAAGGGATATCCGGAAGATTATGTGAGCAAATCCACGTGCATTGATTATGTTGCAAAAAATGATGCCAAGACAATTGCTGAAATCAATGATTTTATGTCAAAATTGTTTCCGAGACCTCAGTTACGAGAGTATATGTGGGACCATTTGGCCTCGATGTTGCTTGGCACTCCAGACAAACAGACATTCCATATGTATATTGGCGAAGGTCGTAACGGCAAATCGGTTTTGACGACGCTCATTGATGAGATTATGGGTGAATATAAGGGCGTGGTTCCCCTGTCTGCGATTACCCAAGATAGAGCGAAGGTCGGTGGCACATCCGCGGAGTTGGCTGAGTTAAAAGGTGTCAGATATGCAGTCATCATGGAGCCGTCCAAGAAAGATGCTATTTTAGAAGGTCCATTGAAACAATTAACCAGTGGTTTGGACCCGATTCAATGCAGAGCACCATATTCTACCAAAACAATGATTTATTATCCACAGTTCAAACTGATTTTGTGCAGTAACGTTCGTATGGAAGTAAAGTCGCAGGATTTTGGTACTTGGAGACGTATTCGTGAGGTGCCATTTGAGTCCTTATTTACGGAAAATCCTGTGCATGATGACCCGGACAAGCCGTTCCAGTTCTTGGTGGATGGGACGATTGTTGACAAGTTTGCTTACTGGAAATACACGTTCATGTATATGCTGGTGCAACGTGCGTTCAAGACGGACGGTAAGGTGGGCGAGTGCGACATTGTCAATCAGGCCAGCAAAGCTTACCAAGAAAGTCAAGATTTCATTGCTGAGTTTATCCGCGAGAAGATTGTGGTTGACCCGAATGGAAAGATTAAGAAGACGGAACTGAACAGCGAATTCACAGTTTGGTATCAAAGCACTTATGGAAAAGGCGCACCTTCGCCCAAAGAAGTCCATACATACATGGACAAGAAGTTTGGCAAATTTGAAAAGAAGGAGAAAGGTGCCTGGACAGGTGCAAAAATCAAGTATGAACGTGATGATTCGTTCAAACAGACCGCGACTGGAGAAGACGAATTTGATGATGGAATTGGTGCAAATGATCTGTAGGGGAACCTACGGTTAAGGCGCCCAAAAGGCGCCGACTGTCGGACGCGAAGCGTCCTTCCCCCTACGACCCCCTCCCTTTATTTTGAATTTTTTATTTAAGGGAGGGATTATAAGGGAACCTACGGTTCCCTTAAAGGAAGGTTTATACCGGTGAAGATTTAAAATGGGACACCCCTACGGGGTGTCATTTCAAATCATTACCGATACCGCGCCATCGGAGAATTAAAATGTCCCATTTTAATTCTTCAATGGTGTAAAAGGAAACCTACGGTTTCCCCTAAAATTGAATTTAAACAAATAAATCTATGATATACATAAACAAAAATGGATACTGTGAAACCGATATTAAAATGGGTGGGTGGAAAAACCCAAATATTAGAGACACTTTTTGCAAATTTTCCAAAAGAAATAAACAATTATCACGAACCTTTCTTAGGTGGGGGCAGTGTTCTCCTAGCGTTATTGTCACAAGTGCGTATCGGAAAAATCAAGGTTTCCGGAACCATCAATGCATACGACATCAATGAGCCACTCATCTACGTTTATAAGAATATTCAGCAAAGGCATAATGAATTGTATGCGATTCTCCAATCCATTATTGGAGAACTGAACGCGTGTCCAAACGAAGGCACCCTGAATCGCAAACCTACGACGGTTGAAGAAGCAACCATGTCAAAAGAGAACTACTATTACTGGTGCAGAGCCCGATATAATGGTCTGTCAGCCGAAGAAAAACGAACCCCCCTTGGGTCCGTGCTTTTCATATTCTTGAACAAAAC